ATGAGGGTTTAGTTGAAACTCTTTTAGCTTTTCTTTTTCCATATACTTACCTCTTTCTTATTTCTTGTTTATATATGGGAATATAAATTAATTAAAATAAATGTCAAATCTTTTTTTATTTTTTTTTAGGGTGGGTGGGCCCGTAGGACACAAGCAATACAACTTATACGAGTAGCAATTTCTTGCTACTCGTTTTTAATATTTATTAACTTGCTATTTGTTTTATATTTGAAGTATCAACGACCCACGTAAGACCTATCTTTTGTGTGCATAAGTCTAACGCTTTTATTAATTCGTCAGGCGTTCCACTTTCAAAGACAGTATCAATAGCTTTTTGCTTAACAGCTTCAAGCTGTGATAGTTTGTGTCCTTCAGGGCGTTTCCTTATTTCAATATCAACAAGTTCTTTAGCCCAGTCTCTCATCTGTTCTTCACAATCTTTTAGAGACAGTTTTTCTTCTCTATCAAATTGGTATGAGTTGATTGACTTCTTTTCGTCTTTTGCTTTTTTAACAAAGAAGGTTCTAGCGTCTTGTCTTGCTCTCTCAAGATTTTCTTCAGCTTTCCTGAAAGCGTCAAGCACTTTATCAGCTCCCATTTTCTTTGCTAACTTACCGACTATACGCTTTGTTGCTTCAGTTCGGTATTGTTTGATTAACAACTCTTGCTCCTTAATAAGAGGGTCAAATCTTCTATCAACCTTCTTCTCAAAGTGTTCGAGTTGGTATTTTGTCATCTTAGGCATTTTTAGTCCTTTCTTATTTCTATTTATGTATGGGAATATATATTAATTAAATTCTTTGTCAAATCTTTTTTTATTTTTTTTAGGGAGGGTGGGCCCATAGGCCACAAGCTCTTTATTGGGAGGGTGGGCCCATAGGCCACAAGCAAATACAACTTGTGCGCGAATCGTGAATAATAATAAAAATAATTGTTGACATCTATTTTGACTAGTGTAAAGTCCCATATATGAGAAATAAGAAATATCTTTACAACGATCCGTTTGGTTTTAATAAAGCTATCAACTGGGACAAGTTAAACGATCCTAAAGTTCTTAAAGAGCTTGAAAAAATCTTTATTAAAAAACCAAAAAAAGACAATTCTAAAAAAGGAGATATTTTTTTAAATTGTCGATCTTGTAAAGCAACAATAACAAATGATTATCGTAGTAGATTAGACACAAGATACTGCGCTGATTGTTTATAACAAAAAGGTAGGTATGGGACTAGATCAATACGCAAATATCAGAAATAAAAAAACTGATTGGAAAAAAGTTTATTCTGATAAATACGAACCAGTCGAAGATGGTTTTGTCTGGAGAAAGCACGCAAGGCTTCAAGTGTTTATGGCTCGTGAATATGCAGAGCAAAACCCTAAAGAAGACACTACAAAACATAGTGGTTTAAATGGGCTTGGCTTTAATGGTGATGATCACAAGGTAGTCATTACTAAAGATGTCTTGAAGAGATTGGAAGAAGCAATTAAATCAGATTATTATGATTATTTTGCTTCTGATGGTTTTTTCTGGGGGCAACAATTTCAAGAAGAGCAAGCCAAAGAATATAAAAAACAAGATCAGCAATTTTTGAAATTTTGTAAAGAAGCATTAAAAAGAGGAGACGTTATAGAGTATAGTTGTAGCTGGTAAAAATTACGCTGGCGCGAAAGCGCCAGCTTGAGCCCTGACCTTGTTATTTGTGTACGATACAGTTAGCTAGCTGGTAGCAGGGTCTGGGGTCAAGTGTAGTAGTTAATGGCTTCGGGCTGGTCGCTCCAGTTCGTGGTAATTGAAAAATATTACTACCACTTAACTGCGCTTGGCCAAACTTGAGCCCTGATCACAGGTTGGCACCAACGCTCTAATAAGTTGTACAACGCCCTGTGATCTGGGGTCAAGTTGATTTGTCTTAAAAATATAAATCACACTTGCGTGGTTGCTTGCCCGTGCACGGGTGAAGTAGGTTTGCAACTTGGCCAGGTCAAGTCAGAAGAGATTGATCATCTTATAATGGGGCGAGGCGCTCGCTGTACTTGGCCAAGAAAAGAATTATGAAAACAATTAAATTAAATATCAAGAACGCAAGCGCTGGCCAGATGCTCACGCTTCGTGGAGAGTTGCGCGTGATGGCTAAGTCCTGGAAAAAATTTGGTCCTGTGATTGAAGTGCAAGCAGGCAAGCTTCAGGAGCCCAAGCTCACAAAACAAAAACGAAATTTTACTAAGTGGTAAAAAAGGGTGGGTGGGCCCTCAAGCTAACAAGCTAGCGAGCGAGCAAGCTTGACAACGAGCTTCTGAATAGGTAGTATGGGAATTTATAAGAAAGAATAATATGTTAAAAAAAGAAGCAAAAGAAATAACAGGCGGGCTGTCGAAGCCCAATAAAATGCCAGGCCACGCTTATAACCTGCCTGCGACGCGCTGTATAACAGGCGCGAAGCTGGTGAAGGTCCCGGGCTCGGTGTGCGCTGGCTGTTATGCATTGAAGGGCCGATATCGATTCCCGAATGTAAAGGACGCGCTCAACCGTAGGTTAAAATCTTTAGACGACCCGCGATGGGTGGAAGCTATGACAGTCCTGGTCACCGGTGAGAAACATTTTAGGTGGCACGACAGCGGAGACATCCAGAGCGAAAAACATTTATTAAATATTTTTGAAGTGTGCAAGCGGACACCGGCAACAGCTCATTGGCTCCCCACGCGCGAAGCGCGATTCCTCAAGTTGATCACCCCTGAAGAGGTGCCCAACAATTTAAAAATAGTTTTATCTGATCATATGGTGAACCAGGAGAAGCCGGCCAGTTGGTGGCCCTGCACGTCAGGCGTAACGACAGCCTCGGCCCAGATCACCTGCCCGGCGCCCAAACAGGGCAACCAATGCAAGAGCTGTAGGGCCTGCTGGGATCCCAACGTTAAGAGAGTAGTTTATGGCAAACACTGAAAGCGAAAAAATATTACAACATCATTACGAGTGGTGTTTGAAGGAGGGAAGGTCTACAACCTGGCGAGCGAGCAAGCAAGCTGGCAAGCGGGAGGGTGGGCCCGCGAGCTGTCAAGCGGACAAGCTAAACGCTGTCAACTCAACGCGGTTCGTGGAGAGTGCCCAAGCTCAATTAGGGCGCAAGCCTAAGAAGACTCGTTGAATCGCGGCCCAATCATCTTGTGCTAGGGGCGGCGTATCGCGGTGGTCTGCAAGCAGGCCGTGGATCGAGGCTGATCCATAAAGTTTTACGGAAGGCTGGGAGCCTTTCGCGGCTTGTTGAACAAGTATAAAATTACGCTTGGTTCTAGTCATATGAAATAGTTTTTGATGTGGAGAAAAATATATTTTTTTACCGTGTGCTATCTTAAGTTCACACATAAAAAAACCACAAGAATCGTTATATCCTAAGCAATCTGGAGTGCCAAAGCTACTCCAAGACTCTAGTCTAGTCCAAGAGATTTGGGGGGTATTCTTGGACAAAAGTTGCCACAGTTTTGACTCTCTTTTCATCGTACACCTTGTTATAAACTTCCTTTACAATTAGGCTAGTTCCATCTGGGATAGGGCTCTCTGTAGATGCACCAAGTAATCCTAATATCATTAATAAAGTTTTCATAATTTGACTTGTACGTTAATGTACGATATAAGTCAAGGTAGGGGATATCAAGAGAAATCACATAGTAGCCTTGCTCTGTCCCTATAAAATTATGGGATTACCAGCAAAACTTAGTGAAAGACAAATTAAATTCGCAGAATTACTAGTGTTTAATGAAGGACGTAAAAGTCCAAGTGAATGCGCGTATGAAGCAGGCTATAAGTCTAGGCCTAGACAAGCTGCATCTGAATTAAGAAATCCTAAATACTCACCTTTAGTTGTCAAATATATTGGAGAGTTAAGACAAGAGATTCAAGAAAAGTATGGTGTTAACTTTGAAAGACATATAACAGAACTTGCTAGAATCAGAGATGAAGCTAGAGCAAAGGGAGCGTGGTCTGCAGCTACCAATGCTGAAGTTGCTAGAGGTAAAGCTGCAGGACTTTATGTGGACCAGAAATTAATTATGACTGGCAATATAGATAAGCTGTCTGAATCAGAAATAGAATCTAAAATGAAACAAATTTTAGATGATCACAAAACTTTAATTGAGGGTGTGGTTGTTGAATCTAATGACGAAACGAACAGTCAAGATAAATCACAACAAGCATAAGAAATAAAACTATTCCTTGGTGCTTATTAAAAAAACCATTTATTAGGTTATAATATTTCATTTAATCCTTGGGTTGTTTTTGATTGATTTTATTTTTTGAAATTCTTCACTAAATTTTTCAAGTCTTTTAATTTGACTTTATTATTTATCACACCTTTATCTATAAGACCTTGTGGGTTAGGCCCTTTGACAGGAGGTATCGCCCGCCATTTCACATTTGGCATATTCTTTACAAGAGTTTTGTTTGTCATATAGACATTTTCTCCATTTTCTTAATGCACCCGATCGGAAAGACGTTTCTGTCCGAGAAGGATACATCAGTTGTATCATAGCTACTAAATGTCCAAACATATTTATTATTCTTCTTAAAAACATACGCAAAAGTTAGCATTTTATTTGGCATAAATTTTTCAAATTCATCTGGGGTAGCGTGCCCTGAATCCCCGGTAATGTCAACCCAATTAATTTTATAAAAATAATACTTTTTGTTCTTAATTGTTATATGTTTATACTTTGATTTTTTAGTTCGTCTAGTTTTAGGCATAAAGTCCTTTTAGCATATAAGTGGAGATTTGACCCCTATAAAGTTTTTCAAAAAAACCAAAAGGGTCGCGCGCGCCGAGTACAAAATCCTGAATTCATCGTACACTTTTTGATTTTGTGCCACCGTAAAAAGTCAAAAAAGCTAGTATTGACGTCATTTGTGCCACCCTGTGCCACCGAAAATGGACCCTCTGGCACAGCTATTAGTCAATAATACCAACACTTTTAAGCCAAAATTACGGTTTGTGCCACTGTGCCACCGACTTTTTTTTGATAGAAAAAAAAAATCAATGCCCCTAAATTTCCACTTATGCTGGCACACTGTTGCATAAAAGCAACAGTGTTGCATAAATGTCACACTATTTTCTCTTTTTCTTTTTATTCTTCTTCTTTTTCTTGTCTTTTTTCTTATTTTTTTTCTTCTTAGCCATTGTATCTCCTTCCTGCCATTATCTTGACTTCTTGCTGATTACCTTTTTTATTAACATAACTCAAGGTTCCTGACCATTTTGGGTCTGGAATAATTAAAGATTTTAACATCTTTTTATAAGACATTGCTTCCTTTTCTGTGGTTTCACCTGTCTTGTTATCTGTTATTTTAAACTTATATTTCATAATGTTGCAGGTTTTACGGCTGCTTCCACGCTAGCTTCCACAGCCAACCCAGAGGGAACTCTAAATTTTATATGTCAAGGATTGTGGAGCTGTTGTTCTTTTTTCACCTTTCATAACCACTCTCCAAGCTAAACTGGAATTTATCTTACCAACCATTCGACTCTCTTGCAATTCCATTTTTTTAATTTCTTGCAAAGATCCGTCTTGCATTTCTATATAAACTTGGCAGTCTGAAATAGCTGTTCCTTTATTACCATCAGTAAACTTGTCTAAATACATTTGTATATCTCTAAGTCTCATCGTGAAATTTCCTTTCGTTAGCTTGTCTTAATGATTCTCTATAAGATTCCTCTAATTCTTTTTTCTCTTCTTCTGCTCTTTCTAAAAAGTCTTGTTCTTTTACTTCTACTTTAGGTTCTCGTTGTATTTCATAATATTCTGTTACTCTTTTTAAAAAGTTATGTTTAGCTTCTCTAAATTCTGATCCCTCTATTACAAATTCTTGATAGTAATTATCTTTACTACACATCATAATAACAGCTTTGTTAATAGTTGTTTTATATACATAATCGTGAGCCATACCATAGCCCCCTAATTGTAAAAAGTAATCTTGAATCCATTCTCGTTTCTTTGGCTTATTAGTTTGTTTAAAGTCTACTATAGCATCTTCTCCTTTATGTACTCCAACCAAATCAGTTTGCCCTGCATATAGGCCTGGATAATATAATGTGACTTCTGATCCATAATACTCAGTCATATTACATAACCCTCGCTCAATAACTTGTTTAGCCATATTATGTGCTTGGATTCCATTCTCCGTTAAATCTAAATAACCATCCTCAATAATGTATTTCTCTAATATTTTGTGCATTGCTGTGCCTCTAGAGGCGCTCTCATCCACGATCCGCGTTGCTTCCTCCTCTCCCTTTGCTTCACGCCATTTCCTCAGCGCTTCGCGCTTCTCGGCCGACTGAGTCTTATCTAGAATCGTCGTGACGCTCGGTAATTTCCATTGTCCTTCATTAATATTATAATGACGAAGACCATCGATCTTCTCACGTTTGGTTCTCGGATATCTAAATTTTCTATTTATTTTCATCTTCAAAATATTTAATCATTGTTTCCACACCACTAACGTGAAATGGATCATTGTCTTCACTTCTATTATTCTTTCCGGGTTCAACAAACATTACTTTAATTTCTCCATTATCAATGTAAGCCGAATATCTCCAAGAACGTAGCCCAAATCCTTGTCGGGGTTTACTTACTAACATACCCATACCAGCGGTAAAGGTTCCTTCACCATCACCGATTGCTTTAACTTTTTTAATATTTAAATCTTTAAACCACGCATTCATTACAA